GCCGTATTTACACCTCGAATACCGCTGTCGAATATCTTTGCCGAATACAGGGTGTATGAAGTCCCTGTATCGGTGTTTACGGCTGTGGTATCGCTTGGCTTTGCATTTCTATAGAGAAGCAAAGTATCGTCCATTATTTCTTATTTTGATTGTTCTTGTTATTGTTGTTTTGCTGGCCTTCTGCGCTGCCTTCACCCTCGCCGCTACCCTCTCCACCGTTATTGTTGGAGGAGAGGGAGGCTTTCATTTCGAGCGTGGCCTTGGTCTCGGCCAGTTTCGCGGCTGCGTCCTCATCTTTCTGTTTCTTGAGACGCTGCATTTCGTCGGGTGCGCTCTCGGTGTTGTTCTCGGTGGCCGTCTGTATCGAGATAATGCCAGCGTTCTTGAGCATAGCAATCATTTCGTTGTACTGGTACTCGTTGACAGGTCGCCACACCTTGAACTCGGCCTTGATGTCGATTTTGGCAAAGTCGGTGATGCCCTTTGCACGTCCAGCCTTGGTCAACTCCTTGGAGAGACCGAACTTGAATAGGCGTACCATCTTATTGAGGGCGTTCTGCCAGTCGATTTTCGCCTGTTCTGCGGCCTCAATATCCATTTCCTGTGTGAGGGCTACGGCAATGCCGCTGATGTCGCCGCTCATGGATATATCCTTCGGCAGGATGAATGTAGTGGAGGTGGCCTTCTGTATCGTCTCTTCGAGCGTTTCGAGGGTCTTGAGCATACCTTCGGGGGAGGGAGGCGTGAGGTATTTCGCGTCGCCGTTTCCTTGGAGTGAATCGTCGTTGAGAATGACGCTACCCGCTATCTTCTGTGCCTTGTCCTTGAATTTGCCCTTGATGTACAGAATACCCCAGCCGTGACGCTTCTGAATTGCGTTGAATACGTTGTAGATAACCTCGTAGCACTCGATAGCCTCCTGTCCGTCACCCCAAGGCACATCGCCTCGTTTGGTGATGAGGGGAATCTCCTTGAAGCCGTGGAGTTTCGGCTGATGCCAACGCCAGCCGCCGATGATAACCTCCTGCGGCACGGTCTCGCGGTTGAGTTTGTTGGTGACGATGTTCGTTACAACCTCCATAGGAAGTTCGGGCAACTGGCCGTCCACGATGTCGTTGGTGTAGCGGTACATATACTTGTCGTCGTAGGAATCAATGTACTCCACGCCGTCTTTCTGATAGTACACGGTCTCAAGTATTCGCTCACCGTTGTCGTCGTTGTGGGAGATAATAACATATCCGTCCTCAAACGACAGGGTGCGGGCTTTCACTCGACCGTTCTTGTCGAAGTACATGAGCATACCAGCGTCGCCGCAAGATAACTGAATGTCAATCATCTTGTTCTTTGCGCCTTCCATGTTGCGCTTCTCCCAATACTGCTTGTAGGTGACAAAATCGGCGTTCATCTGCTCCGTCGGCTCACTACCGACAAGCGTAAACTGCGTCTTGTTACCTGTGAGGTGCAGGAGGCGTTTGTTCTTGATGCGCTTTTGGAACGGCACGGCCATCTTCTCCATCTTGACCTCCCTGTAGTCGTTCTTGCGAATCTTGACACAGATTGAGGGGATGTTGTCGTCGAACAGCACGGCATGGCAATGGGGGTCAAGTTCCTCCAAGAATTGCTCCTGCGGCACAACTATTTTAACTATGGAGGGTAGATGAGCGACGAGACGCTGATTGGGCGTGACCGTCATTCCCTCCCAAGCGGGCTGCGTTCTCTCCGAGCCTCGTGTAAAGGGTCGTTTCAGCAGCAGTTTGTCGGGGTTGGCCAATAAGTTGGCAACTTCCATGTCTGAATTGTATTCCATATTGTTAGATAATTATTTTTCAACAAGGTTATATTGCTTCATCAAGTCCTCTTTCGTGGGGATGTATATTTCGTGATTGCAGTGGCCGCACGTTGCGTTAAACTTCTGATTTACAATAACAACGTGGTCTTTTACGTCCTCTTTAACGTCAAAGTGGTTGTTTAGTTTCAGTCGGATGTCGGCCATTATCTTATAGGCATCCTTCGGCTCAATCATGTGGTCGTCAAGAGCCTCCTGTGTGTCTTTCAGTAGTTGGATGAGGCCGCGCCTGTTCTCCTCGAAGGTTATCTCCTCCTCCTCACCTCTTATCCTGTCGCCGTCGGAATCCACACGACCGTACACAATGTCGCTGTTGAGGGTAAAGTAGTTCCGTAGGTATGTGATAGGTGCGCTCTCGTCGTATTCCTTGAAATTGTCGTCGTCGGGGAAGAGGCACTTGTAGGCTACCTCGTCGTCCGAGAACTGCTTGCATAGGAGAATGTATGCGATGTCGCGGACTTTGACCTCAAAGCCAGCGGACAGGCAGTCTTTCTGTATTGTCAGTAGTGTCGATGTCTTTATCATTGTTACCAATTTGTTTCGTCCAGTAGGTTAAATTCGTTTACAACCTCATCGTCGTCGTCGCTTTTGTTTGTTTCAACAGACGTGCTTACCAACTCCTCGCCGTAGGGGTACTCCAGCACAGGCATCATCCTCATCGCGCAGGGGTCAAGCAAGTCCATCGAGCGGCCTTTTCCGAGGTATAGATTCATTTCCTTTTTCGAGTACAACTGCTTTTTGCCGCTTGGTAGTTCGCGGAAGCGGACAACCGAAGCCTCTTCAAGAAACTCCGCTTGGATGGTGATGTTGCTTTCGAGTTTCTGATGTTTGTACACCCGCGTAGCCACATCCTCCGAACACGACATATTGCCACGGTTAATCGCCTCGATAAGGCGTGCGTAACACTCGCTTTTGAGGTTGGAGTAGCCTCGACCGTACAAGCCCATAGAAGTGCGGTAGGACACGAATTGCTGCGCTTCGGGGATATAGTCGTTGATGTACGTTCCTCGAATGGCATCGTACACAATATGGCTGTCGGCCACGTCGTGTTCTTTCGCGAATATATGCAGAGCCTCCGCGTTCTGTCGGGGGGTGGTCTTTTCCTTGATTAGGATGTCAACGATATGGAATCCGTCCCAGCATATAGCGAGGAAGTTATCCGTACCTGTGTCCGCAAGGTCGCAAGTAATCCATCGGTCGCCGTTTCGCTGCTCGTCGTTGGTGAACACCGAATTGGCAGACGTTTGTGTTATAGTGGCGTTCTCATCCTCTTCGGGCGACACATTCCAGTTACCCTCAAGTAACTGCTGTGAGTTACGACCGCCCATGACGGCTACCGAGCCTACATAGTCGTCGTTGTTCTGTATCATCGCCTTGTTCTCCGACATACGACCAAGGTAGAACGTGAACGACTTAATCATACTCTCGTATGTGGCCGTTCCTTTCTTACCGTTCACCTTTGCCAGTTTGCGGTCGATGTCGGCCTTGCACTTTTGGTACACCTCTGCCTTGGTGTCACCCCAAACAACGTCGTCCACGGTCTCACCAGCCATGTAGAAGTAGCGTACAACGCCCTCTCTGTCCTCACGGATGAAGCCGTCAACTCCGATGTACCAATCGAGGAATGTCCTCAACCAATGGCGACGGTCGGGGTTGGTGGTCATTCTGACCTTACCAGTCCATGATGCAGTACCACGGTTACGAGTGTAAATTGCTGAAAAACACTCCCATGTGAAGCCAGTTCCCTCATCAAAGTAGATAAAGTCGTACTGACGGCCTTTGAAACGCTGTAGAATTTTTGAGCGGCTTTGGTCGGCGACGTGGGTGACATCTATTTTCGCTCCGCTTGGGAAAGTGACGCGAGGCTCACCGCTCTCGACTATCTCACACCCGCTGCCGTATGCCTCTCTGAATATATCAAGCAGACCACCAGCAGCCTTACTATCGCCGAGGTTGTTACGGAGAAAGAGGCCGCGAAATCTACCATCAAGAGAAGGTTCTGCTACACAAAGTGCTGCGGCAAAGGATTTTCCACCCCCAAGAGAGCCGCCGCCAACTGCGAAATCTACATTCGAGCGGACGAAGGCTTCTTGGAAGCCCTCTTGTGGCTGTATGATGGTACTTTTTGCCATTAGTTTACTACTTGTTTCGGAGTGCAAAAATACTCAAAAACTATTACATAGATAGGTACAAAATGATATAAAGTAATTCACGGTGAACAACTATTTAAGTTAAAGCCTCTGTGTATGTTCGTTTTTTGTAGTATCTTTGCACTCGAAAAAATCACTCACTTAAAATTAAAATAAAGTATGAAGTTCACACAGGAAGAGGCTCGTAAAGACCTTACGACCGCGTTCAAAACCAAGTACAAAGACCTTGACTTGGAGAGAACAATCAAAGAGTGCGTAGAAAACGCATTTAAGATGATTGGTGAGGACAACGACACGTTGGAACTCGCTGATTTTGTCAAACTCGTGCAGCCCACCGTTCAGACTGCCATCGGCTTTATGCTCCATGAGACCAAAAAGGTCGCTGATGAGAAAGATGCCGAAATCACCAAACTCAAAGAGGGTAAAGGTGAGGGTAGTGGTGAAGGGGAAGGCAAAGGCAAAGGCGAGGGTGAAGGTAAAGGTGATGGAGAGGGCAAAACTGACCCCAAGTTACAGGAGGCTCTCGACCGTATCAAGAAACTGGAAGATGAGAAGGCAAAGACAGAGGAATCTGCTCTCATCGCCCAAAAGCGTAAAGACCTTTTCGAGAAGATTAAGGCCGACGTTAAGGACGACGACGAATGGATTAACGACACCCTCGACATCGCTCTCATCACCAAGGACACCGATGTTGACACCGAAGCCGAAAAGTTTGTTACGATGTACAACAAGCACCACAGCGACACCCCGAAGAATGTTACCCCCAAGAGTAGCGGCGACGGCGGTGACGGCGTGAGCGACAAACTGAAAGACGTTCTCGGCGGTGCAAAGGACATCATCAAGCAGAGCCTTTCCTACGGACAGGAAACTCCTGTAGTAGGCGGCGGCGAGGGAAAGTAATTTCCACCGTGAACACAACCAACTAACGTAAAACGTGTAACTTAAAAACAAGTAAACAATGGCAGACATGATTCCTAACAGACACCTCGGCGGCTTTCTCGGTCGTACTCTCGCCCAGCGCAGAGGTCAAGTAGGTGCAAACCGCGACGTGTTCGTCATGCTCAAGGGCATCAAGAACGAACTGGTGTTCCCCACCTTCGGCGGTGAAATCAAAAATCCCTTCAAGGGCATTATGGCCAAATTCTTTGCTGGCGACCTCATGGAGTATCGCACGAATGAGAAGGGTGTGAAACCCTCCATTTATCTGCTGAAAACCTACGAGGTGCTTTCCGCAAGTGGAACTACGGCCTACATCAAGCGCGACGGCTTCCGTCATAAACCGTTTGTCGGCGACGTGCTGATGGTTGCTCCCGACGTAATCGGCGGTACTGGTACTGCTGTGACCGTCTCGGCTGTGACCGAAACCACGCAGACCGTTTCGACTACGACTTACGACGTTTGGCAGTTGACCCTTTCGGCCACCCTCGGCTCTCTCAACAACGGTACTATTTTGGTTGAGGCAGAAGAGGCTGGTAGCGACAAGGCCATGCTTGTGAAGAACATCAACGCAGTAGCCCCCAGCGACGGCGACTTCAACTTCCTGCCGAATACTGGTGACAGCGACGACTACGACGGCGCACGTTATCTCTACACGCCCGCCCTCGGTGGTCTGATGTACATTCACAAGATGTCCCCCATCCCCGATTGCGTCAAAGCACTTAACCGCTGCAATGTCAACGGCTGGTTTAAGGTCGATGCGTTCAATATGTTCGCCCTGCCTTCGGGGGACTAATTCACCTAATTATTAACGAATAAAAAAGCGAAAAGATATGGCTCACAAATTTGACCTTTCCCAATACGCAAAGATTTGGGACAGCAAAGAGGGTCGTCTTATCACGAGTACCATTCTGCGCGACCCCGAAATGCTGCGGTCTAACTTCGGCTTTTGGAAGCAGAAATTCCTCGTTGACCCCAACATCACCCCGACCGACCATGAGGGTATCGCCACCTTCCGCTCGACCATGCGCAAGATTGAGACTGGCACTCTCGGCCACCTCCGTGCGCCTATGGGTGACACCATTCTCAAAGAGCGTGGTAACGCCGCCTTCTATACTGGCGTTATCCCCGACTTCACAGGCGACGGCTTCATGGAAACCGCCGAAACCCGCCTCTACAAGGAGAAGATGTACGAATCCTTCGGTAACGACGCTTCTCTCATCGCTGGCTACACGCAGGACGTGTTGCAGCCGATGGTCGATGGCTTCAACATGACGGTCTCTCTCATGGCCGCGCAGTTGATGTCAACTGGCAAAATCAACTACCAGCAGGGCGAGGGCGCACAGATGCGTCTGCTCAAGGCCGACATTCCCGCCGAGAACTTCCTCCGTGCTGGCGCAGCCGTTTGGACTGCCGCAGGTTGCCGAATCCTCGACCAGTGGCGCGCTCTCGTTCAGAAAGTGAACGATATGCTCGGCATCGAGGACGGTACTATCCAGTGGCAGTTGGAGATTACCCGCAATATGTGGGTGAACACCGTTCTCAAGAACGCACAGGTTATCGAGTGGGTGCGCTACGCCAACTCCCTCAATAACGTGCTTCTGCCGCAGAACCTCGAAATCACCACCGACATGGCTACCAAGGCTCTCGCCTCTTTCGAGGGTCTGCCCCAGATTGTTCTCATCCAAGAGAAGCAGAAGGATGGTACTAACGGTATCGTCCACGGTTGGGACGACAACACCGCCGTCCTGCGTCCTGTCGGCTACGCTGGCTACATCCGTCACACTGGAATCCTCGATGAGGAGGTGTACAAGCGTTTTGCCAACAACGCCGTCCAGTTCAACTTCTCCAAGACCGAGAGCGGCCTTCTGACCATTATGAACTCCGTCATTCCGAGCGGCAATCTGAAGGAGTGGCACACCCAGCCGATGTACTCCTGCATCCCCTCGCTTGACGAGTTCCTGTATCACTTCATCATCGACACCGCCACCGCTGGCGTGTAAACACTCTGAAAGATGGCCGTATTCAATATCATAGATTATCTCGGCGGTCTTACCTCCTACTTTCTTGATAGGGCGGTGCTTAACAACATCGCCCTTGAGAGAGGGGTATCGGATGTTTCGAGTTTTGAACAACTCACGCAGCAGCAGAAAGACCTGTGCAAGGCTGACATCTACTACAACTTGTGGTTAAGTCCGCACACCTCCGCAAGCGAGGCTCAATCGCACGGCTCGTTCTCTCACTCGTGGGGGCATCAAACTCTTACCGAGGAGGACAAAGAGCGTTTCTACAACCTGTTTATGGCCATTTACAAGAAGTATAACGACCCGATGTTGGAGCAGATAGAGGCTGGCAGTATGCAATGGCTTCCATCGCTCGACGGAGATTACGAAGAGCAGTAAACAGACACGACAATGCCGTACTTTGACCGACATAAACTGAACAACGCCCCCTATCCCGCTGTGGTTTATTACATGGGCGAGGACACCACGAAGCCACTCGATGAACGCGAGGAAAACGTGGAGATTGTCGTCGCCGAGTTCATGTGTGACATACAGCAGAACTCTCACACGATGGAGCGGAATAACATCAAGGCTGAATACTCCGTGTATGTGCCTATTGATTCTGCTACTGCCGTCGTTAATGTGAGGCGTGGCCATTTGTTCCGTGCCGAGCAGAACGGCGTTCACATTGTCGGCTCTATTGCTGGCGTTTTTCCGTCGCAGTTGGACGGTGTAACTATGTATGTCAAAGTCAATTCGGAAGATAAATCATCGGAGGAATAACGTATGAAAAAGTGGCACGGTGGTTTGCAGATAAAGATGTACTTCGGCGACGTTAAGGCGTTGCGGGAGAACAGGATGCGAATCGACGCGCTCAACAAAAAGTACGGACTTGACATCATGGGACTGGACGAGGAGGACATCATCGCAAAGGCAGGAGAGTACGAGGGTGATAAACTGAAAAAGGCTATCAACCGCCGTGCTTTCGACCAAAGCCGCAAGCGTTACAAAGACCAAACCTACAACTTGAAGGCGAGTATCGGTTGTGTGGTTTTCTACAAGGATGAGAACGGTACGAGAGTTGTGTACCAATGGAACAGAGGCGAGAACACGCCCCCAATGCAGCCCCGCAGGGACGGCTTGGACGGCAATACCGAGTTTGCACGTTTCGTCACGAAGCGTAAAAATTCGGGTCTCAAGATGGGTTTCACGGCCTATATCGCCGCTACGATGTTCTACTCTCGCGTACTTGAGGACTACGCCCGCAATCGGCCTACAAGTACCAACAGGACTTACAACGTGATACGGATGGTACTACCCGAAGCGAAACGTGTACTACAGGAAGATGCCCTTATGGGTTTCAACAAGAATATTGATATACAATCTTACGCAGCATAACGATGAACGAAACACACAACGAATACAACCTGTCAAAAATCGAGACATACTTTAACAGCCTTCTCGAAAACAACCTCTCCGACCATGTGTTTGTCGGCGGTCTGCCTAAAACGATGGGCGAGGGGTGGACGGATGCCGTCATGATTGACTGCGATTCCTCTGTGTTCGACCTCGACGCTTACGCAGACGGTATCATCAACATCAACCTGTACGCAAAGCCGAAATCCGATGGCTCGAAGAATGTGGCGACGATGAGCAGACTTGAGAAGAAACTCAACGAAATCATCGACGCTGCATCTTCCGAGACCTACACCATCAGCCGCAACGCAACCTACGGCTCGTATGATACAAATCGTCAATGGCACTTGAACGTGGTGCAGTTGAATTTACGCATCTATCATAAAGAAAATAACAATTAAAATAGAAAGGAAAAACATTATGTCAGTTATCAAACTTGAAAATGGCCTCGTCCTCCAAAAGGCAAGCCACCTGTTTATGACCCTCTATGGTAGCGACGGCTATCTGCCCGCTACTGGCAGTCAGAACACCTACGACATCCGCGCCATCGTCGCCGACACCATCAACTTGGAGCAGGACGACAACGAGGTGAACACCAAGGAGCATGAGTTCTCCAACAGCCCGCTGCTTGAGAACATCAACCTCGGTAAGTTCCAGTTCACCTGTACTTGCATCGACTTCCAAGACGACATCCTCACCGAACTCTTCGGTTGCACGAAGGATTCGAGCGGTGTCGTGATGTTCCCAAGCGAGTACAAGGAGATTTTCGCCTGCGTGCGTATCGCCTTCCACGACGGCACGAAGGATGTTATCATCCCCAAACTGAAACTCAACGCAAAGGCCGTTATCGGCACGCTCAAGACTGGCTCTGCCGAAGGCACTCTGTCGGGTACGGCTTATGCCATCGACGTGAAGCCCGCCGCGTCTGCCTCCAGCGACACCGACGTTAAGGAGACCAGCCTGTTCATGGCCGCTCCCACCGCCGCTGGTGCTGCCTCCGCTTGGGGTATCAAGAAGGTGACTACGAGTGGTACGCCTCCCACTACCACCACCACCTATCAGACCGTCACCTACTAAACCGTAGGCTCACAGACTGGAGAGGAAGTAGGGAGGAGGTTGGGTTAATCTCCTCCCTTTCCTTTAAGAAAAGAAGGATAAAAGTAGTCAAAGGAAACAAAGTCAAAGAATTATGGCAATAAAGACCGCAGTAAACAGGAGAAAGAAAGCAGCGGATGAGGCTCTACGACGAGAAATGATTGTGTCGCCCGAAGCACAGGCACGTCTCGCCGAGATAATGGCCGACGCTCCGCGCATAGACGACCTTAACGGCACTCCGTGGGAGATATACGCTCTCCGTAACGGTGTGCAGTACATTATAGCCGATGAGATTTCAAATGTCGTCGGCGTTGATGGTATTAAGGACATGGGCTATGCCGAGGTTATTTCCGCTTTCGCGCAAAGCATACCGTCTATCATCAAGTGTGTCGCCTATGCCCTTGTGAACGATAGGCAACTGCTTTTCAAGGACGGAAACCCGCGCGCTGGAAAATCGGAGTTTTTCGAGGCAACGGAGAATACTCTCATGTGGGAGTGTGACCCAGCCGACCTTCTGCCTCTTCTGTTAGACATCTTCCAATTGATTGATGTTGATTTTTTTCGGGACACTCTGGATATATTCGCGATATTCAGAGGGAAAGTGACAGCGAAGAAACGTCCAAGGAAAAAGGTGACGAGCGAAGTGAAATGATATACGCCGTGTCGGAGGTTGGGGATATGGTCGATTTCTTAAAGAACAACCCCAGCATTTCCTACACCGAATATATGTGGGAGTTGAGCGTACCAATGACAAGGCTGATGCAGATAGACTTTTCGAGGGTACGATACCTTTCCGAGGATGAGATAAAGATGAGAAAAGGGAAGCAGTTGGACGAGAGGGAAGCGGAAAAGGCTTTAGGCTCTCTCTAACGCGACGAAAATAGAATGTAGTACAATTTAACCACTCATAGTAAGAAATGGCAGCAAACGGCGGGAAAAACAGCCCAAAACAAATATCACAGCAAGTAGATGAACTCAACAAGAAACTTGGAGTGACCCAAGGCAAACTTGAGGACATCAATCAGACGTTGACCGTGACACAGGCGCAGAGCCAAAAGGCGACGCAGAGGGTAAGTAAGAACTTGAAGGACATCAACGCTACCCTCGTGTCCCTACAGAAAGAGGCTCGTGCCGCAGACGCACGGCTGGCTCGTATGGTTATCACAGGCGACGCTATCCGTAAGTCGCTCGTAAACGGAATGACGCAAAGTTCCACGGCCATGACAACCGCCGCCGTGAGTGCCGACCGCATGAACGCCCACCTCCACAAGACGAACATGACCACTCAAGATGTGGTGATGAACGCCCGACGCATGACAACCGCCTTCCAGTATGCGTTTGCCCTCAACCCCATTACGATGTTCCTCCGTAAGATGATTGAGGTGAGAGGTGAGTTTGAAATGCAGAGCGTCGCCCTCCGTGCCATCATGCAGAACAGAGACGAGGCCGACCAACTCTTCAACCAGATTACGCAGTTAGCCGTCAAGTCGCCGTTCCGCGTCAAAGACCTGTTGACCTACACAAAGCAGTTGGCCGCTTACCGAATTGAGAATGACCAACTCTACGACACAACCAAGCGACTGGCCGACGTTTCGGCTGGTCTTGGTGTCGATATGGGTCGTCTCATCCTCGCCTACGGACAGGTTAAGACCGCAAACTTCCTCCGTGCCTCCGAGGTGCGTCAGTTCACCGAGGCTGGTGTCAATATGTACGGTGAGTTGGCTCGTTACTTTACCGAGTTGGAAGGTAAGG